CTACAGTAGTCGTAGATAGAGTACGTGCCTTTACAGGTTTAACAGGTACAGCCTCTGCTACTGGTGCAAGTGGTACATTTGATATTACAAATACAAACGGCACGTACACAGCAACATTAAATGCAGCAGGTACAGGATATGCAGTTAACGAAACAGTAACAGTAGTAGGTGCAAACTTAGGTGGTGCTACTGCAGCAAACAACGCAACTGTTACAGTAAGTAGCATAGCCCCTACTACACACACTACCCCAGCAAATACTTACAATGGATCAGCAGGTACTGGTCTTACTTTTAATGTTACTAGAACTGGTGCTACCTATAGTGTCGCTATTGTCAATGCAGGTACAGGCGGTTACAAAGTTGGCGAAACTGTTACTGTAGCTGGTGCAGCGTTAGGTGGTGCTACCACTGCCAATAATGCAACGATTACAGTAGGTAGTATAAATAATGTTGCTGCTACATACACTAACCCAACGCAGTCTGGATATAGTGGTTCTGGTAGTAGTGCTACATTTAATGTAACTAAAACAGGTTCTGTATATACCGTAGCCATTAGTGCAGCAGGTTCAGGCTATGCAGCTAGTGAAACAATTACTATTGTTGGTACACAGTTAAACGGTGCTACTACAGCTAACGATGCAACCATAACAATAACTGCAGTAGATGGATCAGGTGGGATAACAGCAGCTACTATAGCAGGTACAGGTTTAGCGGAAGGTACTGTAGCAACTGCATCTATCTCTGGTACTGCTATAAATACTGGTCCTATAACAGGTGTTACTGTTGCTGGTACTGGCGCATCCTTTGGAACTATTACTAAAGGAATGATAGTAACAGGTACTGGCATTACTGGGGAAGTAACAGTAAAGACAGTAACAAGTCAGAGTAGTATTATACTAGACACAGCAGTATCTTTAGCTGACAATGCTGTACTTAGTTTTATTACTAATATAAAAGCTGGTATGTTTGTTACAGGCACAGGTATATCTGGTGTTGTAAAAGTTGCATCGCTAACAAATCAGAATAGTATTGTACTTGACTCAGCACAATCAATAGGTGACAATACTGTTCTTACCTTTGGTACGTTTCATTCTACTCAGGTTGATAAAACATTATACTTTCACGGTACAGGAACTACTTGGTCACATATAGGTACAAGCTCTTCTACAAATACACTAAAGGCTAGATACGCATCTTTTAATTTTACGCAAGAAGACAAAACTATATTTGTTGATAGTAAAAGCTTTCCAGTTATATTTAATGCCAGTGGAAGTACTATAGCATCCTTATCTGCAGCAAACAGTTCAGACGTACAAGGTGCAGAGAATGTAGCAGTATTTAAGAACCATGCTTTCTACTCTAAGGGTAGTAAGATATTCTTCACAGCACCTAACACAGTAGATGATTTTGCTACAGGCAATGGTGCTGGTACAATAAATGTAGGCTTTGATGTGACAGGTATGATAGGCTTTCGTGAACAGCTTATCATTTTTACTACAGACACAATCAAAAAGCTAGTAGGCAGTACTTCATCTGATTTTAAACTAGAACCTATAACAGACAGAATAGGTTGTATTAACCCAGACAGTATTCAGGAATTTGGTGGTGACATAGCTTACCTATCTCCTGATGGTATACGTTTACTTAGTGCTACTGATCGTATTGGTGACCTTGCTCTTGACATTGCATCTGATCCAATCTATAAAGATGCTAACGAGTTTATCTCACAGACAGATGTATTTTGTTCTGTATTAGTTAGAGGTAAATCCCAGTATAGACTCTTTGCATATATACCTTCTGTACAGTCAGGTAGTGCATCAGGACTGATAGCTACTAAATTTGTAGCCCAAGGTGGTAGTGGTATAGCTTGGTCCAGAACTAAAGGACTAAAAGTAAACGTAGCAGATAGTACATATTCAGGCGCACAAGAAACTATTATGTTTGGCAATGATGATGGTTTCTGTTACAGGATGGATTCAGGTAACTCTTTTGATGGTGGTCCTATAGAGTCAATATATGAATCACCGTTTATGCCTATTACAGATCCACAGATACGTAAGACTATGTATAAACTAACCTTGTATGCACAACCTACAGGAACTATGAATGTAGATGTAAACTTTAAGATAGATTTTGATGCAGGTAATGATCCTAGTGTTATACAGCCTCCAACTATATCAGTGGCTTCATCAGCAGCAGGTGGTGGTATAAGTTTATATGGTGCATCTACTTCAATATATGGAGGTGCTGGTGTTACTTATGGTGGTGTACTAGATCAGATATACAAACAAAACTTGGTAGGTTCATTCAAAACAATAGCAATGAGGATCACAGATAACTCAACAAACCCAACCTTTACTCTTGACACAGCCGTGCTTGAGTATAGACAACATGATAGGCAGTAACAATGGCAGGTTATACAAGACAGGCATCAGCTAATATTACCACAGGAAGTGTTATTGACGCTGATGATTTTAATGATGAGTACAATCAGGTACAGTCAGCATTCAATGCTAGTACTGGTCACACCCACGATGGTACTGCAGCAGAAGGCGCACCTATTGAAAAGATAGGACCATCACAAGACATAGTTGCAACAGCATCTGTACTTAGACCTAAAACAACTAACACTGTAGATCTAGGTACAGCAGCACTAGAATACAAAGATGCTTTCTTTGATGGTACAGTTAAGACAGACACACTTACTGTAGATGAGAATGCTACCATAACAGGTAATCTAACTGTTAATGGTAGTCTAACATCTGCTGGTGGTGGTGTTATGTCTAACTTTGTATTGGAAGATGGTGATGGTACTGAAGTTACTATAGATGATGGTAAAGAAGTTAAGTATGTTGAAGGAGATGGCATAAACATAAATTGGACTGATACTTCAACAGGTTCAGATGGTGATCCTTATGATTTAACTTTTGAATTAAAGACGGATAGAAGATCAAGTAGCAATACGGATATATATACTGGTAACTCTAGCGATTACATTTTCTTTGATGCCAGTCATGGTTTGCGTTTTTATACTGCTGGGGCGGAGGATATGCGCCTTGAGGATGATGGTGACTTGCACGTAGATAAAAACGTTATTGCTTACTCTACAACAATTTCTGATATACGTCTTAAAGAAAACATTGAGCCAATAACTGGCGCTTTGGATAAGGTATCACAACTGAGTGGTTACACTTTTAACTATATAGCAGATGGAAAAAAATCTGCTGGTGTAATTGCTCAAGAAGTTGAGCATGTATTGCCAAGTGCTGTCTCTGAAGCAAACGCTGTGTTTCATGGAGAAGAAGGTGAAAAGCATAAGATTGTGCAGTATGACCAACTGCATGGCCTCCTTATCGAAGCAATCAAAGAGTTGAAAGAAAAACTTGATGAATGCAAATGTAAAAAGTGTGAGTGTGAATAATGCCCTTACCAGGTAGTGGTCAAATTGACTTAAACGCAATCCACGTTGAAGCTGGTGGTTCTAGCGGCTCTCAAGCGGCTATGAATGATAGTGATATTCGTGCTATGATTGGTAAAGGATCTACATCACAAAACTCTTTTAACGAGTATTATGGAGTCTCTGCTGCCGCACCTTCTGCTACTTACAAAGGCCGTACACTTACAACTGGCAACGGATTTCCTGCTGGGTATGTAAGTCTAAGTTCTGGTACAAAAATTGTTGTCGTTACTTTGCAAATTCCGGGGTATACCAATACATACTGCTACTTAGGTAGTTCAGCTATGACAAAAGCTGCAGATAGCTTCACAGCATCTGGTCACGGTAATCCTGCTGGTAGTCATTCAGTAGTCTATTATTTGGTTACCTCTGCATCTGGTAGTCAATACATTTCTGGCAATGGTGGTAGTGGAAGATCAACATCACATGTTTGGGAGATTACTGGATATAATAGTTCTACACCTACAGCTACTGCTGCAGTCTCACAGAATAATACTGCCAATGTAGGTTATAGTAAGACCATATCTTTGTCAACTCAGTATAATGGTGTAACAATAGGTTCTGGTGTTACGGAAGATACTATTCCTGCTAATGGTGTAACAGTTAGCAATTCTGATCAATTACTGCAAATTGATTTAGAGAGCGCTACCAATCACTACAGTTGGAAAGACGAAGGAACTGGGTTAGGCACAACAAGTTATGTATGTACTCAAACCAATCCTGGAAATAATGGTGTCGCTGGTGGTACTGTTCACCGATTAGCAGCAGCGCATTGGAAATAGTATGACACCAGAAGAACTAGAGGATATGCTAGATCGTGCAGCCAAGCGTGGCGCTACAGCAGCGTTACGTGAGGTAGGACTACATGACGATGATGCTCGTAAAGATATAAGTGAGATGCGTAGCTTACTAGAAGCATGGCGTGA